AGGACGCCAAGGGCAAGAGCATCCCCAACAGGTTCGCCCTGGCCCTGCACCGCAAGCCAGAGCTGCTGGCCAACGTGGTCTACAGCTCGCGCATGGGCAACGGCCCGGTCGAGTCTGGCGAGGGCTGGAAGTATCGGGGGCGCGGCCTCAAGCAGCTGACCGGCAAGGACAACTACACCCGGTGCGGCAAGGCGCTCGAGCTGGACCTGGTAGGCAACCCTGACCTGCTGCTGCAGCCAGAGGGCGCGGCGCTGTCTGCTGCCTGGTTCTGGGTGACCAACCAGTGCGGGCCGCTTGCTGATGCAGGTGACTTCGTTGGCCTGACCAAGAAGATTAACGGCGGCACCATCGGCCTGGAAGACCGACAGCGCCGCTACAAGGCCGTGCTGGCCTCACTGGGTTACTGAGCAGCGCCGAGCGCCGCCAGGCGCTTGCTGTAGGCCGCTGTGTGCCGCAGTCGCTTGACCGTGTCCACCCGGTGCAGCGTGTCACCGTTCACCTCCTTGAACTCTCGCAGGATGGTCATGCGCTCGCGTGCTGGCCGTCTGCCTGCCCTGGCGATCTTGTCGGCCATGTCCTCGTAGGCGTCCTGCCAATCGTCCAGGCTGGCATGCACGCTGGCCGGGTCATCTTTGCCAGGCACGAACACGGCGAAGCCATCGGTCACCGTCATGGTCTGGGCCACCGGTTCATCGTCTTCACCGGGCACGCGCTCTGGCATCTCGGCCACCGGCTCTGGCTGTTGCACTTCCACCACAGCCTCTGTCACCTGCGCGACTTCCGGGATGTCCACCACTGCGGTGCCAGGCATCACCACGGCGTCCAAGGTGTCGGCCATCAGGTCTTCGATCTGGGCACGGTCGCTGGTCACTTCGATGGCTGGCTTGGCCACCAGGTCGAGCGGGTTGCGCGGCTTCTCCTGCTTCACGGCTGGCGCTGGCGCATCGTCTTGCCCTGTGGTGTCCCAGGCTTCTTCGATGGTCAGCAGACCCTTGAGGACATCAGCGAACTGATCGCGCAACGCAAAGCCTCTGGCACGCATCTGCAGCATCCGCTTGGGGTATGCCTGCCACGGGCCACCCTTGCCCCACAGGCCAGCACGCTTGGCATCCTCGACGCTAAACCGAGCGATGACAGGCTTGCGGCCCTTGCGGTGGGCGATACACACAGCGACAGGGTTGACCGTCCCCTCGTTCTCCAAACACTCCTCGATGCCTTCGCACTGTGGGCTGGCCTGCACCAGCGCCATCATTGCGTCACCGTACACGCTGGGCTTGCCGTTGATCACGGCGATGTTCTGCAGCGCCTGCATGGGGGCCAGGCCGATCTCTTGGCCCCACTGCACGCAGACCATGATGTCTTGGGGTTTACCCTGGTATTGCTTGGGCACCATGCTGCTGTCGGCCAGCATCTTGCTGAACTCCATGGCTTCGGTGATGGTGGCTGGGGCAAAGCCCTGGCGGTTAGTTACTGTAAGAGCTGACATTGGTTTCTTCCTCTTCGATATACGCTTGCATGGTGGTGAAAATGAGCTGGGCCATGGCGTCGACAAACGCCTCGGCCTGCTCTTCGGTGGTGTCTGGGTGGGCGTTGAGCAGCGCGACGACCGCTGTCTCATACGCCGCCCTGATGGCGGGTCGGTCGGGCAGGTTCACAGCAGCCCCCAACCGAACATGAAGACCTCGGTGAAGACGCGCATCACGAACCCGGTGATGACCAGGGAACCCCCGGCCAGCGAGACAATCACAAGCCAGTCGAGCATGACTTTCATGGCTGCAGCTCCTTGATCGAGAGGCTGGACTGCCTGATGCTGTAGGCTTCCTTGGCAGCAACCAATCGCTCCGATTGGGCTTTGTAGTTGCGCATGGGCCATGAGATCACGAAGCTGCCAGCGCGGCCCTTCTCGGCCTGGCCCAGCTGCTCCTTGATCAGCTTCTCGGCTTCCTCGATGCTGCCCTCGGCTGCGCGGATCGCTGCCTTGTTGGCCATGATTCCCTTGGCCAGATCGGCCACCGTGGGCGGCAGCTCGATCTCGTCCTTGATGGCGTTGGGGTAGATCCGATCCAGCTCTTTGCTGCTGGCCGGTGGGAACCAGTCGATGGCCCCGGTCTGGCGGTAGGTCTCGAGCCGGGTCTCGAAGTCCTGCACCGCCTTGATGATCGCGCCCTGGGTCTCCTTGTGCGGGGCGAACAGGAACACGCGCAGCTCGATGCCCTGGTACAGCACGCAGACCGCGCCCCACTTGTGGCCAGTGACCAGCATCTGGCCTTGCAGCTGGATGGGTCCACGCGCCAGGTGCGGCACATCCTCTGGCATGGTCTTGGTCAGCTTGGCCTCGAGGACGCCAGGCCCGTTCAGCACGATGCTGTCCTGGCCGACCACATAGATGCCCTTGTCGGGGTCTGTGGTGATCTCCTGGCCCAGCCCATAGCCGATGCCGTCCAGGCTGCACTGCAGCGCAATGTCGCGGTGCTTGTATGGCTCGGTGATCTCGGTGTTGAAGTCCTCGATGCCCAGGCGCTGCGCTGCCTGCTGCAGGATCACCGGCTCGAGGGTGTTGCCCCAGGCCATGGCCTCGTTGCCAATGTCTGGGCGCTCCTTGCCGTCGATGGCGTTGATGCTGAACTGCAGCTCGTCATTGGGCGTGCTGTACCTGCTGAAGCCCATGAGGCCAGGCAGGCGCGAGGCAGACATCTCGCGGTCATCAGTGAGTTTTCCGGCCATCGCTGGCTCCTTTCAGTTTGTAGCTGGCGATGTGTTTGCCAGTGGTGGTGGTGATGGTCTCCGTGAGAATTTCGTGACCCTCTGCGCGAAGGTCAGCGATGCGGGCTGCAAGTCGGAAGCAGCCAGCCTGGTCGAGCGCGTCCATGGCAGTGACAGGGCCACGCTTGAGCATGTCGAGTATCTGCGCGGCCTGGCTCATGACGCGATCCCCCGGCTGACAGACATGGGGTTGAGGCGTTGCATGGCCTGCTGCTGGGCCTCACGGCTGGGAGGAACCCAGCCAAAGTTGAGCCAGGTTTTGGCCACATCAGTGGCAGCGGACGGTGTGTAGGGTCGACCACCCAGCAAGCTCTCGGTCGGATTGACTCTCTTGGCTTCCATGATCAACCCCTCCACGCCAGCATGACACCCATGCAGGCGAACAAGACGATGGTGGCCACGGCACACAAACGGTCTTTTGTTTTTTCACTCATTGCTTTCTCCAAGTTTTTGCGCACTGGCGAAGGACTCGATCAGAGCTGCGCGCTTCTCTGCCGATTTTTTGTCGCGGCGCTTGAGCCACACAGGCCCGAACACCACGACAAGGAACTGGGCTGCTATGCCAACGCCAACAGCGATGGCCAACAGGACGGTGTGCACCTCGCTCATGCGCGAGCCATGATGTTGCTAACCTGGCTGGCGTGCCAGACGCTACCACCGCGGGCGGTTTGAATGCCGCGGCTGGACAGCTCTGCTGCGATCTCGCGCATGGTGCCGAACCCTTGGGCTTTGATCTTCTCAATGACTGGCAGCACACGGGCGGCGAAGGCATCAGCACGGGCCTGAATGCGCTCATTGCCAGCGGCGCTGCCCTTGCTGGGGTCTGGGCATCCAAGACGCACGCCACGGGCCTTTGCGGCCTGCAGAGCGGCCTTTGTGCGCTCGCTGATCTTGCGTGCTTCCCACTCGGCGAACACGGCAGACATCTGCAGCCAGGTGCGGTCGGCTTCTGGCATGTCTGCGCACACGAACGGCACGCCAGACTCAAGCAGGCCAGACACGAAGTGGACATTGCGAGCCAAGCGGTCGAGCTTGGCGATCACCAGCGTGGCCTTTGTGCGCTTGGCGGTGGCCAGAGCTGCGGCCAATTGCTCGCGGTCGTTCTTGCGGCCAGACTCCACCTCGGTGAACTCGGCCACCAGCTCGGCCTGGCCGATGTGCTGGGCAACAGCTGTGCGCTGGGCGTCCAGACCCAAGCCGGACTGGCCCTGGCGGTCTGTGGAAACGCGAAAGTAAGCAACGAATTTGGTCATGTCAGTCTCCGATCAGGTGCCGTAAGTGCCCCAGGCGGGCATGTCCATGGTCAGCTCGATGGCCGTCCAGCACATCTGGTGGCGCTGGATCTCGCCCGCCATGAAGCGGCGGTAGTCGGTCATGGCTTGGGTCAGGTCAGCCACCTTGGTCAGATTCCAATCGGTGGGCTTGGCCAGGGCGTAAGCCTGGGCACGCTCGAGGTTGCACTCGAGGGTCTGCAGGTTGCGGGTGTGATCCATGGCATCAACCCTGGATGCGGATGGCCACAACGCGACCGAAGAGGTCGGTCACTTGGGCTTTGTCGCTGCAGTGGGCGAGCCAGTCGAGGGCATCGGCACGGCTCCATGCGCGTTGACGGGTGCCGAAAGAATCTGTGATCAGGTACATGTTGAACTCCTTGAGCGTCATCTGCTCGTTGAACATGCGTCATTGTAAACACAAAACCGATATCGTGTACAACCCCCAAAAGATCGGCAATCCGTAGGTGTTTACCCTAACAAGTCAAAAAATCAATGACTTTTGGTGTCCTGTCCAATATCGCCCCGCTATACTTTGGGGCATGGACAACAAACGAATCCCGTTCCTTGTGCGGCTACACAAGGACAGCCGAGAGCTGCTCACCAAGGCCGCTGAAGACCAGCGCCGCAGCGTCAGCTCGATCATCGACCAGTGCGTGCGCGACCAGCTGCAGACCCGCTACGGCGAATTGCAGCCCCGCCTGCAGCGCTTCCTGTCGGGGGTCAAGCAATGAGCAAACCCCGCACAGTCCACACGCTCGAGAGCTTGATGGCTCGCACGGTCGAGGACGGCGACTGCCTGCTATGGCAGGGCTACATCACCAACAAGACGCCCCAGGTCGGCGCATACCCTGATGGCAAAAAAACCATGGTCAGCGTGCGCAAACTCATGCGAGAGCTGCAGACCGGCAAGCCGCAACCAAAGGGCAGCTACGGCAACACCTGCGGCAAGTACGCCTGCGTCAACCCTGACCACACGATCTGGAAGTCCGAGGCGGTCCACATGAAGGCCATGGCCAAGAAGCGCCGGGTCACCAACGTCACGGCCAGCAAGCTGCGCCAGTACAGGGTGGAGACAGGCCAGGCAAAACTGTGCGAGTCCGAAGCCCAAGAGATCCGCTTGAGCAGCGAGTCTGGCCCCGTGCTGGCCAAGCGCTTTGGCGTCAGCAAGAGCTGGGTCAACAAGATCAAGCGCGGCGAGGTTTGGCGCGTGCTGTCCAGCCCATGGCAGGGGCTTTTCAAATGACCCACAAAGAAGCCACCCAACTGCTGGACATGGCCAAGGACGGCCAGCCTGTGCCCGAGGATGTTCTGACCGAGGCGCTCTACATGACAGGTGACGGTGCCTGCTGGCGCGACCTGCCCTGCCCTGAGATCGAGTCCTTTGTGGACGACATGAGGAAAGCGGGCCTGCTGTGAGCGCCGCTGTTTACTTCGTGGTGTACGGCACCCCCATCGGCAAGGGACGGCCCAGGGCCACCAGCCGTGGCGGCTTTGTGCGCATGTATACAGACGCCAAGACGCTTGGCTTTGAGGCCGCAGTGGCAGGCGAGGCACGCATTGCGATGAAGGAATGGGAGCCATTCGACACGCCCATGCAGCTGCAGCTGTCGGCCTACTACCCCATCCCCAAGAGCTGGAGCAAGAAGAAGCGCCAGCTGGCCATGGATGGCGAACTACACCCGCAGGTCAAGCCAGATCTGGACAACGTGATGAAGGCCGTTCTGGACGCGCTCAACAGCGTGGTCTACGCCGACGACAGCCAGGTCATCAACATGGTGGCCACCAAGCGATACAGCAGCGACCCACGGGTCGAGGTCTATGTGCATGAGGTACTGAAGTGAGAAACCTAATTTTGAACGGCAGCGCACGGCACTCGCACCAGCTGAAGTTCTGCGACAAGTGCGAGATCAAGCAGCCGCCAGAGGGTGGCATCCAGATGCGGCCAGGCCGGTGGCTGTGCGCCAGCTGCTGGCTCAAGCGCAACAACAAAGACAAGGAGAAAAAATGAGCAAAGAAGCAATGAAGCTGGCGCTGGAGGCGCTGGAGACGGTAAACAGAACAGACCTCAGTCAAGTCAACTCAGCCATAACCGCCCTGCGCCAAGCATTTGAGCAGCCAGCACCCGTGGCAAAGCCACATGAGCAGGAGCCTGCATGGCGAACGGCTGGGGGCATACCAAGATTCAAGCCAGCACCCGTGCAGCAGGAGCCTGAGTTCTTTACGCACAGCGTTGACCAGCCATACGACTGGTCAGAGTGGGTGTGCCCTGACCCCAAGGGCTACCTAATGAAGTGTTGTGACTGTGGCTTGGTGCATGAGGCTGAGTTTGGTGTGGTGCGCTACAAGTCAGAGACTGAGCGTGAAGACTGCGACATGGTGGACGACCCCAACCTGCAAGCTGTGTTCCGTATGCGCCGCAGTGAGCAGTGGTCACCAGAGGATACAGCGCACAGAGCTGGAGGTTTGACGATGGAGCAGCCAACACAGCAGGAGCCTTATTGCTGGATGTCGCCAGAAGGAACCATATACCAAGCCTCAGACGAAGATGTGCTTAAAGGTTCGATCCCAATGTATCTTGGCGCAACTCCAGCACAGCAGGAGCCTGTGGCAGTTGTTGACGATACGGGCGTCATCGTGGTGTGCAGCTATAAGTACAAGCCCGGCGACAAACTCTACACATCCCCACCAGCACAGCGCAAGCCGCTGACGGATGAACTGCTGCGGAAGATGCACCACGAAGACCAGTTCGGCTTGTTCTGCGATTACGACGAGTTTGAACAGATAGCCCGAGCCATCGAAGCCAAACTTCGGTAGAAGAACACATGAACTGGCTCGACAAACTCTTTGACTGGTTCGCCCCGGTCAAGCAAACCGCAGACCCTCTTTGCACCTACTGCAAGGGCTTGGGATATAACGCCAGCGGATACACCTGCACCTGCGTGAAGGGGAAGCCATGACCCTCGAGGAGCTGCAAGCCATCCCGCTGCAATACACCTTCGGCTACTCAGCCGAGGATCACGGGCTGCGCCAATACGTCAACCAGGAGCATGGCATCGCCAAGTGTGTCTACACCCCGCGCAACCCCAAGACGCTGGTCTGGGGCACAGGCAAGGCCACCTTCAAGCTGCTCGACACGGGCGAGGAGTTTGACACGGTGCCAGAGCTGCTGGCCGCAATCAATGCGAGGAGCAAGGCATGAGCTGGCAAATTC